ACTCACGGCGGCTGCTGCTGCTATAGCTGCTGTTGATGCATTTGACGTTGATGGAGTGCTGACAGTTGGCGCACTTACGGAAGGAACGGTAATTGTCGGAGGTTTAACGGTGGGAACCGTGGCGCTTACAACCGGAGCCGATGAAATGGAAGGTTTAGAAATTAAACCGATGTTTGGCAACAGTGGAACTGCGTTGTAAGCCTTAATAAGCGTATTGATTGCGTCAATCGCAAAAGAAACTGCCGTTTTGATTCCGTTGATTACCGAACCGATGATGTCAATGATTCCAGCAACCAATTTGGCAATAAAAGCAACCGCATCGCCGAAACTCTTGACAAAGATTGGCACAATATATTTAACAATAAATTCACCAAGTTCCCTAAATGCTTCTTTATTGTTTTCTATTGCATCCTTTATAGGATCGAAAACATTTGAAAATTTAGAAATTGCTGGAATTATTTTATTGAGAAAAATGTCAAATAAATTTTGCAGAATTGGAAGTAATCTAGCGCCGATTGATTCCTTTGCTTCATCGAATGTCTGCGTTAATCGAGCCAATTGACCTTGATAAGTATTCGCTTGTTGCGCGGCTGCTCCACCAAACGTTCGATTCAACTCATCCTGTACCTGCTGGAAAGACATCGTTTTAAGTTCGGCAGCAGATAAACCGACACCTAAACGAGCAAGTGCCGTATTCGAGCCATCGTATGCTTTGGCAATTGCGTTGGTTACTGATTCAAGCGGTTTTCCTGTTGCAGCACTGACATCGAGCGCTGTCGAAAGAAGATCCTGCGCTTTGGTCAAATCATTAGTTGATAAAGCCAAACGCTGTAACGCCGGACGCAAATCTTTGTCCGACACACCGTACGCCAACTGATATTTCAGAATTTGTTCTTCGACGGCTTTGATCTGTTCTTGAGTGGCTCCGGTAGCAGTTTCAAGAGATAGGGCTAAACGTTTTTGTGCCGCTTCATCTTCAATCGCTGCTTTGACTCCCTCAATACCAATTTTGAGAGCATAAGTAGCTGCCGCGGCAGCTGCCGCTGCAAATGCAGCGGCTGCCATTTTGCCGAATTTTTCCAATCCACCTGCAAAACCTTGAACATCATTATCGGCAGTTGATAACTTCTTTTTAAGATCATCGACATCTGCAAGGATGGATAACTTGAGCGTTCTACTTCCAGCCATTATGCCCACTCCTCCAGAATTCCACTAAATGCTTTTTCCCATTTTGCAATTAGTTCAGGCTGAATTGCGCGAAGGGTTGGATAGATAAAGTAGCCGGAATTCCCTCGCCCTTTTCGTGGCGTTCTGTTTGGGAATTGCTTAAATCGATTACTACCGAATTCAAGACCAGCCCATAGGATTTGCGTTGTACCACCGCCAGAAAAACGCTGGGATGCAAACCCGTAGGAAAATTCTCCGATTTTGGATGACTTTGAAACTCTTGCACCTTCGGCGACTCTTTGGACGGCTTTCGCAGAAACGATGCGAGTTGCAGCAGTTTCTTTAATAGCACCAACGGCAAACTCAGCAAGAGCAGAAGACTCACGCTTAGCGGCATCAGCAGCAGCTTCATCCATAGCCTTGAACGCTTTGAGGATACCTCGGAGGTCGGATTTGTCGTACTGAATTTTGGGTTCAGTTGCCATTCCTTTTCTCCAATACCTCGATTGCGGTCAAAATCTGTTCGGCTTCGATCCATTCGCTCATTGGGATTCCCGTTGCTATTGCTAGTTCAACGATGATCCGATTTAGGCTTCCGGCTGGGTAACTTTTGGGTCAACATCACCAGTTGTCACACCGGCGATTGTTTCGCTCCATATCTCGAACGTTTTAACCGGCTTGCCGGCGTTCTCGCGTTTGTAAGCGTTGTATGCCAAAAACATTAGATCCCACATTCCAATAACTTCTTGCGCTTTGGAAATTGTGTGACCAGTTGCTTTTTCCCACTTAGCCCACTCAGGAGGTTGCGCCACGTATGTTGCAACCTCGCCTGAGTTGTATTCAATTGTGATTGGTAATTTCATTGCTCCCGATCTCCCTTTTTATTTTAACTAAATGTTTCGGTTGGTGTACCGACAACTTGAAATGTCCAAGTCTGCGTTTGTGCGCCCGGTGCTGTTCCTCCTGCGGATGGGAAGATTGGAAGCACGTTGAACGCGAAAACTGCACCAGTTGCAGCAGTTAATGAAACTGCAAGTGTTGAGTTTGGTGATGACTCTGCCGCTGCCCACATCGCTTCGCAAAGTGATGAAGTAGCGCCCCAATCGGAAAGAAGTTCAACTGAGAATGTCCAGTTGTCATCGATTGCCTTGTAAGCACGTCCATCAAGTGTTTGATACGTTTCGATGGTGTGTTCGTTTGAAAGGGTCGCGCTAGTCGCTTGCGCATCGTAGTTTGTCGAAGCGATGGTCAAGGTAAGGTCGCGCCCAGTTACAACTGTTGTTGCCATTGGATCTCCTTAGTTCGTTTGCGTGTAGTAGGTACTCACGCGAATGTCTGCGACCAGCAAATTGCTAGCGCCCACCTGAGTCACCGATGGTCTTTCGACTGTCGATAACTCATACCCTGCCGGAATTGCGGCAAGAATACTTACAATCAACTTCTCGAGATTGTCGAGAGCTGCTGGATTAGATGAATATGAAACCATTGCCGTAATGACAAGGTTTACTTTGAAATCGATTGTGGATCGACCAATTGTCGTTATTTCAAAATACGGTGAATCCGGAACCAAGCAAACTGCTGGGGTTATTGGAGTTTCTGGTACGTAAGAATAAACGTTTGCACTGACAGATGCCAAAGCGGTTGCAATTGCTTGACGAACACTGACTTCAACGGTGGATGCGGTCATTATTGCGCGAGCGATTCCACATCAAGGTATTGTCCAAGAAGCCCGACCACTCTATTGAATAAACCGCGACCAAGACGATAGGGGCTAATTGTATTGAAATCTACGCCCTCGAGTTGTCCTCCGGCTGATGTTCGTGATTGAAAGACTTCGACAGAAACAGCGAGAACGGCAGATTCAACTGCCGGGACACCAACATAAGTCGATGCTCCAGAGAGAGTAGCAAGTCCGGCTGGGATAACGTTTTTTTCATCAATGTTTGCGTTTGTGATTGCTGCTGTGAATGTGTAATCAGTAAATTCCACAACTGTTCGAGTTCCATTGAAAGGTGAGCCACATAAAGTAATGACTACTGATTGCCCTTCCGTGAATTCGTGAACGCCTTGTGTTGTAAATGTTGCAACGTTATCAGTCAAAGAAACTTTTTGAATTGGTGCTGAAAACGTAACAAGCATCGGCAAAACAACTGCTTCTGCGGTGTCGATTATATCGTTTAAAACGCTGTCACTGTATAAGGATGACGAAACGCCAAGAGTATTGCGCAACTCGGTTGCGGTGATAATCGTTGGCATTTCGCCTTCCTTTCATTCAATGGGTCGCGGTCGGCTCGGGAGCAAACCGACCGGACTTTTATTCTTTGGTTAAGCAACCATCCACTTGTAAGCCGCTTTCGCGATTTTCGGAGCGCAAGCGCCATAACCATAATAAGCAACTTTGACTTGACCAGTTGTCACTGTGTCTACTTGTAGACGGAAGCGACCGGATTCAAACCAAGTGTAACCTTCTGGGTTGACAATCATCATTGTGTTGTCGCCAGTGCCAGTGAGGTTTGGATCGACATAGAAATCGAGTCCAAGTGTGTTTCCACGAATTGAAGATGGTGAAACTCCACCACCACGATTCTGTGGGTTGATGAGGTTGGTGTACAACGGAAGATTGTTGCCATCAACAAGGTTCATAATCGCGCCCCATTGTGCTGGAGATGCGATGAGGTTTTGAGCAAATCCAAATGAGTTGCTGTAAATGTCAACAGCTGCATCTGAAACGAAGTCCTGGAAGTTGACGTTGCTCATTGTGCGGTTGCCACCATCTGTTCCGTTTGTTGCAAGAACATCGAGAACATAAGAATCGGTTGCCTTGAGGTATGCCTTCTCCATTTCAGCGACCAAAATGTCGAAGAATACTGGAGATGAGCGATCGAGAAGTTCTACTGAGAATTCTTGACCACCAGCGAACTTCTTAACATCAACTGAAAGGAATGTTGAAGTCAAACCAGTTTCGCCAATTGCGCCTTCTTCAGCAACAACTGCAACTGTCGGAACAGCAGTGATTTTTGGAATTTCGAATGTCATTCCTGCATCTGGCAAAACTCCGCGTGAAATCGCTTCGATTGCTGGACGTGCAGATTGTGACAGTGGATTGATTACCTCAGTGAGTTGGCGTGTTGGAACCAAACCTGAGTTGTTGGATGTTGTGTCATCAGCAGCTAAAACGTACTGACGTGAAGCATCATCGCCGAAAACTTTCGAGCGAATTGAAGCCTCAAGATATTTCGCCTTTGTGAACTCAAGGCGTGGAGCGGTGTAGAACGCTGGCTTTGGCGCAGCGGCTTCCACCTTTGCTGCTTCTACCGTTTCTTCGGCAGGAGCAGGAACGGTAGTGTCAGACACTTGTTCTCCTTCGGTTGTTGGTTTCTCTGGATCAGCGGGTGCCGATTCAGAATTTTCTTGTGTTTCTGGCTGGCTTGCAGCTACTTCGCTTACTCGAGCAGAATCGATTGCCGGATCTGTTACTAAACTGACTTCAGCAAGGTCAGCGCTAGTGATAAGCATTACGCCATTGTCATTTGACCATTCATTAATCATCGCGCCAACGGAAAATCCGTCACGAAGTCCAGTGCTTGCTTCTTCCAAAGCATCATCTGCGGAAAATGTTTTGGCAAGTTGGAATGTTGCAACGATGTCGGTGTCAGTAACTTTTGCTTCAATCATTTTACCGATTGGACGTGTGCGATCGTGTTCGAGAAGTAACTTCACGTTTTTGTCAATGTTGATTGAATCTTTCGCAAACATTGTGCGACCAACTGAAGTATTTCCTTCTTCATTCCACGCAACAATGCGACCGGTAAGTTGACGTTTTGCAACATCGGCGAATGTGATTGTCATTGGGACGTTAATTTTCATCGAATTAAGTCCTCCTCCTCTTGAATTTGCTCAACGCTCATCGCGCCGATGCGGTTGAGTATTTCGTAAACTTGAGCGCGTTCCAGAGGATTGCCTCTCAAGAAGTCATCTAAATCAAAACGCACTTCAGTTGTTTGTGGAACAAAGTCAGGCATACTGATTCGTTTTTCAATGCTTGAAAGAATTGGACGTAGTGAGAAATCAACGAGCGAACGACGTTCCGAAGTCGCGTTGGAGTACGTCATTGACGTGGTTTCCGCCGAAAGGAAGTAAGCCGGAATTCCTGCGGCTCTGGCGATCTCCAACGCAACATATTGTCGTGCTTCAGTTAGTTGCAAAGATTTTGGATCAAAGCCAACTGCTTGCATTTCAATATCTGCATTGAGGAACGCAGTTGATTTATTTATTCGTGAATTCTTCCAAGACTCCAAGAGTTTGGAAATTCTTTCGGACGGTAAGTTTGTCCCGTTGCTCTTGAGAACCATTGTTGGGATTGGTTCTTTAGCATACGTTTCAGCAGCTTTCTCGAGATAAACTGCCGCCGTTACCGTCCGACCTGCCCGATGAAGAAAACCTTCGTCTGCACCATCAAATCTAATGATTGAACCGACACCTTGCGTTGGAACAAATTTGCCATCAACTTTGTAGCCAGTTATTTCGGTATTTGTTGGATTGGTGTCAACAGTTACGCGAGTTGGATCGATTCGAGTCCAAGCGCGAATCTTTCCACCATCTGTTGCTGCATAAGCATCTAAAACTTGTCCGTAGCCAACGCCGTATAGCCAAATATCTTCTGCGAGCCAATTGTAAATAACAAAGCCTGACACACGTGGATCGGGTTGATTGATTACTCTTTGCGGTTCGATATGTGCGCCAGTAAGTCGATTGTACTGCTCTAATGGCAAGGAACCTATTGTTCCGCAAATAATGTTTCGCGCACGTGCAACTGCTGGAACGCTCATCGCTATGTTGCGTGTTGTTGCAGTTGATCCTGCAAGGAAGTTGTACACTGCCTGACCAGTTTGGATTGGCGTTAATGCAGCTGCTACATCAACATTTGAAACTGGTTTTTGCGCCTCTACTTGAGGAAAGAAGAAATCTCGGATTGCACCCATTTGGACGAAATTGTACCACCTACCACTTAGGCAACCACTATGTCAATATCATTTGCCTGTTGTGTCGCATAATGTGAAGCCATAGCAGCGGCAACAGCGCCAGTGATTACGGCAGCACTGACTTTTCTACCCATTACCCAACCGCCATCGCCATAGTTCACTCGAACCGCAGATAGGCAGTGATCTGTTAACTCTTTTTGATTCGCGTGAACAAGCCGACCGCTTGAAATCGCGCTGAGGAATTCATCGCAACTTTGTGCGTATGGTTGCCCATCAATTGCTTCAACTGTAATCCCGGCTGGTATCAAACGAGCTGCAACAGCCGATGCGGTTCTAGCAGAGTAAGCAATTTTCATCACTGGAAATTTGCGGTACCAATCGGCGATGTCATTTGCCATCAATTTATCGGACAAATATCCGGGGTTTGTCCAAGTCTGCAAAAGTTGAACCTGAAAACGGTCTTTGTCAATTCTTTGGCTGGCAACCAACGCCGCTTGTCTGCGATCAGGCGAGCAGTCGATTGCCAACCACGTATCGGCATTTTCATCCAACCGGATGCCCTCGATGCCACACGCTGACCATTGTGACGGATGAATCACTGGGTTAATGGTCGAAACCCACTGACATAAAACTTCAGTGCGAACTATATCTTCTGGATCATTGAGAACTGCTCGGATGTTATCCGGATGGACTGTATATCCGAGAGATGGATTGGCTTGCGCTATTCCTTCCCAAAAGTCTATTGAGTTATCAAATTTTATTTCTGGTTTCGCCGACCATTCCCACCATCCGAGAGATAGATCATCGGTAAGGATAGAAGCCATAGCGCGTTCGCGCATAGAATTCAAAACTACTGAATGTTGATCTCCTGCGTTGGAAAGTAAAAATGCTTGCGGAGATTTAGAAGCCATTTGAGTAAATCGGAGAGATGACCAAACACCTTCATCGTGATATTCACGTGCTTCATCCATCCAAATGGTATCTGGCGCTGCGATACCGCGAGTTGCTGAGTTTGATGCTCTGACAAGGTATCTGCGACCACCAGTGAATTGCAGCTCTTGAAATCCACGCGCTTCGAGTTTCTTTGTAAGCTGCGATTCTAATTCTGGATGCTCTTGAATGATCGAGAGTATTTTGTAGAAGATTTCAGCCGAAGTTGTCAGTTTGTGAGCAGTGTGAACTTGTAATTTCTGCTCTAAACCGAAGATTCTCCATAGTATTTGCCAAGCCATCCACGTGCTTTTGCCTTGTTGACGTGCCATCAAGATGCCGTGAACTGGGGTTTGAAATCTTCCATCGGGTAATACTTTTAGGACTTGTTCGCTCAACCATTGCTGCCAAGGAAGCAAATCGATTCCAAATTTGGTGCAAAACTCAACGAATTCAAGCCCACGCGAAGGGTTTTCAGTGATTTTTGTGTGAATTCGGGGTAACGTCACACCAATCCAACTCGAATTCCCCCTAAGCGGAACGATGTTCGATGGCTCGCTCCCAGAGTCAACCAGTTCAAGCAT